ATAATGACATTTAAACATTATGATGTTGTCAGGGCGGCGTCGCCGTCAGACCTTGCTGATGCACTTGCGCAAAAAATTCGTGAAGGATGGCAACCATATGGTGGGCCGTTTTCTTCGTATACGGATGATGGCGCAGCACTTATTCAGGCGATTGTCGCAGAAGGTGATGTGAGCACACCTGTTGTGGTGAAGCCGACAGGTGGAGAAGGTGCAGTAATCAGCGCCACCAGCGACCCCGGGTATTACTTTGTTGTGGTTCTGGCAGGGCAGTCAAACGGCATGTCGTATGGTGAAGGTCTTCCGCTGCCGGAGACATATGACCGTCCGGACCCGCGCATTAAGCAGCTGGCGCGTCGCAGTACGGTGACACCGGGCGGTGTCGCCTGTAAATATAACGACATCATTCCGGCGGACCATTGTCTGCATGATGTGCAGGACATGAGCCGCCTTAACCATCCGAAAGCGGACCTGTCAAAGGGGCAGTACGGTACCGTGGGGCAGGGGCTGCATATCGCCAAAAAACTGCTGCCGTTTATACCGGCGAATGCGGGCATTCTGCTGGTTCCGTGCTGTCGTGGTGGTTCAGCGTTCACCACCGGAGCTGATGGCACATACAGTGACGCGAGTGGTGCCTCGGAGAATTCAACCCGCTGGGGTGTGGACAAGCCGCTGTATAAGGACCTTATCGGTCGAACAAAAGCAGCACTGAAGAAGAATCCGAAAAATGTGCTGTTTGCCGTGGTGTGGATGCAGGGGGAATTTGATTTTGGCGGTACGCCGGCAAATCACGCAGCACAGTTTGGTGCGCTGGTTGATAAATTCCGTGCAGACCTGGCGGATATGGCAGGTCAGTGCGTCGGTGGCTCTGCTGGCGGTGTTCCCTGGATATGTGGAGATACGACGTATTTCTGGAAGCAGAAGAACGAATCCACGTACCAGACGGTGTACGGCAGCTATAAAAACAAAACGGAAAAGAATATCCATTTCGTACCGTTCATGACCGATGAGAACGGGGTGCATGTGCCGACGAACAAACCGGAAGAAGACCCGGACATTCCGGGTATCGGATATTACGGTTCGAAATGGCGTGACAGCTCAGCCACCTGGACGTCACAGGACAGGGCGAGCCATTTCAGTGCATGGGCTCGCCGCGGGATTATTTCCGACCGTCTGGCAACGGCGATTTTGCGCCATGCGGGAAGAGTGGCGCTAAACGCGGGGGCATCATCGACAGTATCAGAGGTGCGCCCGTCATCGCCTTCCGGTGCAGAAGCCACAGGCATCACAACACTGCTCTCTTACCTTGCCAGCGAGTCAGAGGGAAGCCTGAAAGTACAGGGATGGTCAGCCAGTGGCGGCAGGGCAGAAGTGGTCAGCGATGCGGAGGGAACCGGAGGTAAGGCAGTGAAGCTGACCAAGGAAGCCGGTAAAAGCAGCTGGGTGCTGGAGTACGCCGCGGGCAACGGTGCGGCTCTGTTACAGAAAGGGGGGCAGATTCGCTGCCGCTTTAAGGTTTCGGGAGCGCTGGCTGCGAACCAGTATGTTATGGCGTTTTACTGGCCGGTATCTTCACTGCCACAGGGCGTTGCCCTGACCGGAGACGGGGGGAATAACCTGCTGGCAGCGTTCTACATCCAGACAGATGCAAAAGACCTGAATGTGATGTACCACAATGCGAAAGTGGCGACAAACAACCTGAAACTGGGAACCTTTGGCGCATTTGATAACGAATGGCATACGCTGGCTTTCCGCTTTGCCGGGAATAACAGCCTTCAGGTGACGCCGGTTATTGATGGTCAGGATGGTACACCGTTCACGCTGACGCAGTCACCGGTCAGTGCCTTTGCGGCGGATAAACTGCATGTGACAGACATTACCAGAGGTGCGACTTACCCGGTACTGATAGACAGCATTGCGGTGGAAGTGAACAGCACAGACACTGCGGCATGATAAAAAAACCGCCAGCGACAGGAATGGACGCTGGCGGTGGTAATACCTATGGAGAAAAAATAAAGGAACGATACTTTCGTGCTCTGGTTTTTTAAATGAAAACAGTTCTTATTGTCAACAATAACGGAAAGAAATTATGACATTTCTGAACCAGTTAATGCTGTACTTCTGTACGGTGGTCTGTGTGCTGTATCTCCTTTCGGGTGGGTACAGGGCCATGCGTGACTTCTGGCGCAGACAGATTGACAAAAGGGCCGCTGAGAAAATCAGCGCCAGTCAGTCAGCCGGAAGCAAACCCGAAGAGCCGCTCATTTAGCGGCAACTTTCTTAATCACATCTTTCGACGAGAAAATCCCATGTCAGAAATTACATCCCTGGTCACTGCTGAAGCAGTGAAGGAAGTCCTGCGCTCTGAAGAAGTCCGGAGCGCACTGAAACAGAAACTTCGCCATAACCTGGAAGCGCGTCTTGATGCAGAAGTGGATGCCATTCTGGATGAACTGCTGGGCGCACCGGCAGCTCCGGAGCCGGAAGGCATCACGGGTGAGGGGAGTGCTTCAGATAGCGGTGACCCCACACCGGACAGCGACATGATGATGTAAGCATGCGTCAGGGACCATCGGTGTGTGCCGGTGGTCTTTTTTATTGTTGTGAGCTTCCGGATTGCGGGAGACGGGGTATGAACCAGATGGAAAAAATCACAACAGGTGTGTCATACACCACGTCAGCGGTGGGAACGGGCTACTGGTTCCTGCAGTTGCTGGACAGGGTTTCCCCGTCTCAGTGGGCGGCAATAGGCGTGCTGGGGAGTCTGCTGTTTGGTCTGCTGACGTACCTGACGAACCTGTATTTCAAAATCAGAGAGGACAGGCGTAAGGCGGCACGGGGAGAGTAGGTGATGAACCATGAAGAAATGAATCAGCGCTTCAGTCGTCTGGAAAATGAAATTGCTGAACTGAATAAAAAACTGTCGGCGCTGATGCCTTCTGAAGATGAAAAAAAACGCCGCGATGAGCAGTTTGCTGCGTTTGACGATTATTGTCGGAAAGTGATGAGCAGAAATCTCGCAGAGTGTTTCAGTATTCATAATGATAATTGCAGTGAGCTGGAATGGGAGTGTAACCGGCCATCCTTTGTTGTATCCGGTGATGACGGGAAAATCACCATATCAGAAAATGGAAAAGTAACACTGCCATCGCACCAGCACAGTGAGACGCTCATTGAATTTGCCATTGATTACCTGAAGAACAATAAAAAACAGGGGCTGATGCAGCGCATTGGTCGTTGCATGGGGTATCTGCAGGTAGCCGCTGAGATTGAAGCGCTGGCCAGTGGTGCTGATAAGGATGCAATTGTGCGGGAGGCTCTTCTTCGTAATTTTAATACTCCACCCTTTAAAAAAGTGCCGGCTTACTGGCTTCATCCCGGACTGACTTATCTGAAAGTGCGTATTTAGTGGGCCTGGGACAGCGGCTGAATATTTAATATATCCATGAACACAAAAATCAAATACGGCCTGTCGGCTGCCGTTCTGGCGCTGATTGCCGCAGGTGCTTCTGCGCCTGAAATTCTCGACCAGTTTCTTGACGAAAAAGAAGGTAACCACACCACGGCATACCGTGATGGTGCGGGTATCTGGACCATCTGCCGTGGAGCCACCCGGGTGGATGGTAAGCCTGTTATTCCTGGCATGAAGCTGTCGAAGGGGAAATGCGACCGGGTTAACGCCATTGAGCGTGATAAGGCGCTGGCATGGGTGGAGAAAAACATCAAAGTGCCACTGACTGAACCCCAGAAAGCGGGGATCGCGTCATTCTGCCCGTATAACATTGGCCCCGGTAAGTGTTTCCCGTCGACGTTTTATAAACGAATTAATGCAGGCGATCGCAGGGGAGCGTGTGAAGCGATTCGCTGGTGGATTAAGGACGGAGGCAGAGACTGCCGTATCCGCTCAAATAATTGCTATGGTCAGGTATCCCGTCGTGACCAGGAGAGCGCGCTGGCGTGCTGGGGTATCGACAGATAAGCAGAATATTTTGCTGAAAAATGACGTTGGCCAACGCGGACGGATAACACGAAATCCTGCGAACTGGCAAAACCTGAGTGAATAAAAGTAAAAACCCCGTTTGTTAGCAGCAGGTGGGGTTTTGTGTTTCCTGACTCCGGAAAAGTCAAAGGAGAAAGTGTGTTTGATTTTAGCAAACTGATTCGGGAGATTTGAGTGATGGCTGAAAAATTATCTACCTGGAAGTTCATTCTTATCTGGCTGGTGTTTGTGATTATGGTCTCCGGTTATTTCATCGGTCAGATACGCTGGTGGTGAAATGAACCGCGTACTGTGTGTGGTCATCATTGCCCTGCTGGTGGCCTGTGGTGCGCTTAGTCTGGGGCTGAATCATTACCGTGATAACGCCATCACCTACAAAGCGCAGCGCGATAAAAAAGCCAGAGAGCTGGAGCTGGCAAACGCAACCATTACTGATATGCAGGTGCGCCAGCGCGATGTTGCTGCGCTCGATGCAAAATACTCAAGGGAATTAGCTGATGCGAGAGCTGAAAATGAAACTCTGCGTGCTGATGTTGCCGCTGGTCGTAAGCGCCTGCGGATCAACGCCACCTGCTCCGGTACCGTGCGTGAAGCCACCGGCACCTCCGGCGTGGATAATGCAACCGGCCCCCGACTGGCAGACACCGCTGAACGGGATTATTTCATCCTCAGAGAACGGTTGATGACAATGCAGAAGCAGCTGGAAGGGGCACAGGACTATATCCGCACTCAGTGCCTGAACTAAGTTTTGCGGATGCGCCGTATCGTCGCTGTATTCCCTCATTAACAGAGACCGCAGCCCGACAGGGAGACTCCTCTGCGCGAGTGTGCGGGGATAATCAAAAACGATACACACCGGGGTTTACCGCGTTAACGGAGCGCGGCGTTGTCCCCTCATAGTCGCTGGTCCGGTGCGATGGTGGAAGAAACCGGACTACATTACAAATGATAACCATTATCATTTTGCGGGTCCTCCTGGTGGGGTGGGCCTGAACACGGGGCGGGCGGCGCGGAAAAAGGCGCATTTTTTGATTTTTATGGCACCATCACCACCAGTATAAGTTATTGATATATAGAAAAATAAAAATTTTTAGTGTCGAATCTGGTTGTTTTTTGTTCATCACTGGTGTGTGTTTACATAATTTTCAGGGGGAGTTATGGATCGTGAATTAAAAAATCTGCATCTGAATATTTCCCAACTGGCCGCATTATCCGGTGCTCATCGACAGACTGTTGCGGCTCGGGTAAAAAACATAAGCCCAGCCGGTGGTCATGAGAGCAATCTCAAACTGTACCGACTGACAGATATCCTTGCCGAGCTGATGAAAGCTCCTCTGCCTGTAGATAACGAGGAAATGGATCCTCATGCGCGTAAAGCATGGTACCAGTCAGAACGTGACCGACTGAAATTTGAGCAGGAAACTGGTCAGCTTGTGCCAGTCAGTGATGTCAGGCGGTCCTTTTCTGTCGTGGTGAAAGCGA